GTTCCAAGCTGAGTATGGAAGCGGTCACATTTTGCGAATTGTGGGTTTTGAGACCAAGAGAAAAAAGTTTTATGCTCTGGCAAAAAACCAATCAAATGGAGTTCTCAACAGAGCCAGCATTCCATTTGTGAACGATGTTTGGGAAATGGCAAACCGCAGATCAACTCACAAAAAAGAATATCGCACTGCCGATAATGTCATTGGATACAAACCAACACATTAAGAACAAAACGCTACAGAGAAGAAAAGCACCGCCAATATCGGCGGTGTTTTTTTGTGTCTAACAGATCAAACGAAACTGGGTTGGCACAATAAACCTTTACAAAAACGTCATCTCTTTTTATCTTGGTGAAAATTTCATATCGCTGTACAGTGTTCTTGAAACCAGTGGCAGCAAGCGTGTGACCATTTAGCGTTCGACTTTCACGATGAACCGCAATCGTGTAGCGAGCGTTTTTTTTTACGCAGGAGAAGATTGATGACAACAGAAGAGATGAAGGCACCGTTGTTGAGATCAAAGATGACGGCAGCTGAGATCAAAGAAGTTGACATTGAATCGGGTGTTGTAACTGCAATAGTCAGTGACGAGTCACCAGATCGCGACAATGATATTATTCGCGTTTCTGGGTGGGAGTTCGCAGCGTTTCGTGATCTGCCGATTATGTTGGCCGATCATGATTATTCAATTGATTCAGCAATTGGGCGATGGCGTGATGTAAGAATCGAAGGCAAAAGTGTTGTTGGAGAAGCTGAGTACTTTTTAAACCAGGGAAATGATCTTGCTGATAAAGCATTCGCCCTGGCACAAAATGGACTGGCTGCATTTAGCGTTGGATTTCGTACATATCCAGAGCATACAAAGAGACTCGAAAGCGGTGGCTATGAGTACACGAAACAGGAACTGTTAGAAATCAGCCAGGTCGCTATACCAGCGAATAGAAATGCTTTGTCAATAGCAAAGCAGATCGCAGCTGAATGGAAAACAGAATCACCGCAAATCGAAACAGCTGATGATCTAGATGAAATTGTTAGCCGTGCTACTAAACAAGTGAAAGATTTGGCATCAGAAACTGAACGGCTTCAGGGAATTATTACCCAGCTGATCGAGGTGGCCAATTCGGTCAATGAACACATGATGTACATGATCGATACAGCTGAAACGGCAACCGCAACTGACGACGAGCAGAAACCAAAACCAAACAAGCCCAAACCAGATGATTATTATCGAGCGATCCAGCACATTGTGGGCGCGTACAAGAAGGAGTAAGTGTTATGACGACTGAGGAAAAGATCACTGAAGAGTTGCCAGCACAACATGTACTGGAGACGATGGCTGAAGAGCCAAAATCGTTCAACCCAGAATCAATTGAACAGCTGGAAGATACGTTTAAGGAAACAATAAAAGATATGGTCGATGAGCGGATGAAACAATCCGCTGTGAAAGAAACGCGACCAGCAATGATTGAGAAGAACGAACCAGCTGGCGCATCGATGACAGGTGGCGCATTCAAGAGTTTTGGTGAATTCGCAATGGCCGTTGCTAACGTCGATAAAGGCAACATCGATTCTAGGCTCAAGGTTCTTGGCGAAACACAAGGCGACCAGGGCGGATTTCTCGTCGGTGAGGAATATCGCGCCCAGCTCCTATCACAAGCAATCGAAGATGCCGTGATTCGACCACGAGCGTTTCAGATGCCAATGACAGCATCGACAATGCGCGTACCATCCATTCGCGATGCAACACACGCATCGAACGTGCATGGTGGCGTACAGGCATACTGGACTCCTGAGAGCGGATCATACACCGCAAGTGAGCCGACGTTTGCCCAGGTAAGTTTGACGGCGAAGAAACTTGTGGCATACACGACCGCAAGCGAAGAGCTGTTACAAGATTCAGCCGTTTCGATGGAAGCTCTTTTGGTTCGGTTGTTTGGTGAAGCTCTTGCATACTTTGAAGATGTTAGCTTCATCTCTGGCGTGGGCGGTGGACAACCGTTAGGCATCATCAATGCCGATGCTCTCATCAGTGTGGCCAAAGAGACTGGACAAGCTGCAACTACGTTTACCTTTCAAAACGCGGTGAAAATGTGGTCTCGCATGGCACCACGATCACACGGTAACGCAGTGTGGCTGATGCACCCAGATGTGTTTCCTCAGCTGGCACAAATGTCGCTGTCAGTGGGTACAGGTGGCTCTGGCATGTTTGTAGCAAACGCAGCTGGTGGACCACCCAATAGCCTATTCGGGCGACCGATCATCTTTACAGAAAAATGCTCGACGCTTGGAACAGCTGGCGACGTTATCCTGGCTGATCTCGATTTCTATTTAATTGGAGATCGACAAACATTGACGATGGCCAGCAGCTCGCATGTACGTTTCCAGAACGGCGAAATTGCCTGGAGACTAACAGAACGGCTCGATGGTCGGCCCTGGATTGATACAGCATTAACACCACGTAACGGTTCCAATACATTGTCACCGTTTGTGGCACTCGCAACGCGATCATAAAAATAAGTACCTTGTGGAGCATCGCGCCAGATTCTTGGCGCGATGACTCGAACAAAAGGAAGGTTGGGTTGAAATGAGCATGGAATTAAGTGAACACGCAGCGTTCACAATAATTGAGACGGCAGACATAGGTGGAACATCTGCAAGTACTGCATATGTCGCTATGACTAATTTCGCCAGAGTAATGGCATATGCCGAAATCGGTACATGGGATAGCAGTGACGATCTTGATACTGCAAAACTGCAACAGGCAACTGACAGCAGTGGCACAAGTGTCAAGGATTTGACCACCAGTGCTTCAGGTGGCGACTACGATACAGACACTGACGCTCTCGATGCAGATGGCGATTTTGTGGTAATCGAGGCACGAGCTGAAGAGTTAGATGCTGATAATGGATTTGATTATGTGCGATTGACATTAGCTGAAGCTGGGAATACTGGCGTCGATAATGTAACAGCATTTCTTATTCGGTACGGCTACCACTACCCACAAAAAGAACTGAATGGCGCAGCAGTCTCTGGCAGCAAAGTGTACGTGCGACAAAGCTAAAAAATATATTGAGCTGGTGTACCTGGACTGTACTGGTAAATGGGGTTGGTTCTCCACCAGGTACACTGGCCATTTGAGGAGGTTCCGATGACATTGCAAGAAGTAGAAAACAACTTGAGTATGGTGGTTGCGTGTCCTTACTGCTCGAAACAGTACGTGACAATCGATGAGGATGGCGAGCGACAAGATTACCCAAGTTTGTGTAAGAGATGCGGTGGACCGATGAATTACGACGATCTAAATCAGTTTGCTGATGCTGAAGCAATGCGTGAATCGATGCCAGCATTCCGACGCGAAAAAAAAGCGTAACGGCTCCAGAGCAAGACAAGATGGTTCGGGAGCCAACCAAGAAGAAACGGCGACGCTAGAAGAACTCTAGTGCGCCCAGGCAACAATGGTTAGAACCCAGAAAAGCATGAAGGAGAAAATATCATGGCGCGATCCGAATTATTCGTAAGGCAACAAGCTGGCGGTGTTTACACTGTCGCAAACGAAAGTGTCACAACAGGCAACATATTCTTTGTTGATTCTGGCAGCTCGACTGGTGGCACCAGCTCTGGATATGGCAACAACCCAGATGCACCGTTTACCACAATCGATTCTGCAATCAATCAATGTACGGCAAACCAGGGCGATATTATTTATGTCATGCCTGGTCATTCCGAAACGCTAACAGGAGCAAGCGCGATCACGTGCGATGTTGCTGGCGTAACGATCAAAGGTCTTGGACGGGGAACCGACCGACCGACGTTACTTCTTGACGGCGCATCATCTGTCACGATCACCATTACCGCAGCCAACGTGCGCTGGGAAAATGTGGTGTTCAGTGCTGGCCACGCTGATATTGTGGTTGCAATAGATATTAGTGCAACCAACGCTGAATTCGATAACTGCGAGTGGAAACAAAATGTTGCAGCTGAAAACTTTTTGAGATGCCTCAGAACGTCAGCATCGGCAAATGCGTGCGATGGTTTATCTGTCACAAACTCTGTTATCACCGATGTTGATACCGCGTGTGTCAACTTCATCAGTATTCGCGAAGATATCGATCTAATGGTTATCAACAATAACTTCATCGAGCTGGGCGTTCAAGATTCAAATGCGGTCATCGGTGTTGCATCTGGAAAAGATGTAACTTCAGTACGCATTTTGGATAACGTCATTTATCGGTTGAACACCGCTGGCGATCTTTTGATTGACAGTGATACAACCGCCAACAGCGGAGTCATTGCTGGCAATCGCATTGGCCACGCTGATACGGCAAGCGAAGTTTTAATCGATGCTGATGGCGTCAGGCAATTCGATAATCTTGGTACGGCAACAAACACCGCTAGCGGTTACGTCTTACCAGCTATCGACAGTTAAACAGAACACGAGGTGAATAATGGCAGGAACAGTGAGTGAATCACTAACGTGTGATGTTGGACCAGTCAAGGTCACCACGTTTACGTGTACAGCTGATAGCAGTGATGGAAGTTACCCAGCAACAACAGTGAGCGCAAACGTCAAAGGTCGATTGCTTCAAATAGCAACCAACCCAGGCGCGACTGCTCCGCAGGATAACTACGACATTACGATTACCGATGCGGATGCAATCGATGTTTTACAGGGCGTTGGAGCCAACAGAGATACATCGAATAGTGAAGTGGCAGCCATTGTGTATGCGACAAGTGCGCATCCAGTTGTGGCAGAAACTGACACGCTGACGCTCAACATTACAGGCAATAACGTCAACTCCGCAATTACCGTCATCAAGCTGTACTGGACTGAAGGAGTCTAGCAGATAACTATCATCTGGAGCTGGCTGATAAACCTCCCAGCCAGCTTCATCTTAAAAGGATAAATTATGGCAGATGAGATGTATCACACTCATTCCAGCCGTGCTAAACGCAATTTGCCACTGAGCCACGGTGACTGGAGTAGTACAACCGCCCATCGACTGGATCAGCAGCAAGCTGGAGACATGATCTATGCAACCGCCACAACAGGTGCTTTAAGTCGCCTGGGGATTGGCACTGCTGGCCAGTTTCTCACGGTTAACTCGAGCGGTTTACCAGAGTGGAGCAGCACGGTTTCCAGTGACCGCATATTTGAAGACAACATCGATATCGAACTGGGGACAGGATCGGATACACTCATTCGATTCTCAACAGCTGATTCAGATAATCATGTGACCGTGATTGCTCTGGATGATACGTCGCAATCACTGCATTTCACTGATAAGGGCGCAGTGGCAACCGACTGGAACTTATCGGCAAACACGCACCCAACACTCTATATTCATAGCAACACCACGCCTATAACCGATTATCTTAGGGTAGGCGCACACGACGGCACCAATGCGTACATCGATATTGTGGGTGGCACAACAATACATCTCCAGGTAGCAGGAGCCGACCAGTTAACTCTGACAGCATCCGCAGCAGATTTTCAAGATAATTCCATTACCACAACAGGAACTCTTGCGAGTGGCAATCTGACTGTGACTGGTACAGGATCGA